GAACTATTTGTACCAAGCCAAAGCGGAAGAATAATACCTAACAACAGCTTGCCTGATAATATAAATAATAAATCAGTAGTACAAAATATAAATGTATATCCATCTGACGGACTTGACATTGATACCATAGTAGAAAGGTTGGCATACAAATATAGGACATCACTATGATAAAAACAATACAAATATACAATTTAACAATGGGAACTTTAGAATCAGGTTACATATTCGGTAACTTAACTGGGTTCGGCTTCCCGTCACTAAAAGTAGATATAAAAGAACGAGGAAGCACACACGGGGCTGATTTAGGCGTTAAATTATACGGCAGACGTGTTATGGGTATTGAGTTGGAAATAATAGGTAAAAACACAACCGACTACGAAACAAAAAGACGAGCATTAGAATTGGCTTGTGATATTACACGGGGCTTACAAAGGATTTACATTACCACACGTTCAGGTATTGAGGTTATATGTGACGCTATTGTTACAGGTGATTTTGATTTGCCTTACACCAAAGGGCAAATGATATTTAGTTCGGTAAGGTTAGAACTAACCGCACCATACCCATTTTTTAATAGCAAAGACCAAAAAAGTTCGTTAATATCTTTATGGTCGGGCGGTGGTTGGGGTTTGCCTTTTGAGTTACCTTTGGATATGTCTTGCGGTGGTGATGTTGTTGCCAACGTAGTTAATGACGGCAACACCAAATCGTACCCAATAATTACATTATACGGACAGTTAGAAGATGCTACTTTAACAAACGAAACGAACGGCGACACGTTTTCACTTGACTACGAAATAGCAGACGCATCGCAGGTTGTAATAGACACTTTTAATAGGACAATTATATTAAACGGAACTACCAATTTAAGACAATATTTTAGTGGGGATTGGTTGTCTTTGGACGCTGGGAGTAATGGTATTAAGTTAACTGCTACTACGTACGGTTATAATGCTTTGGTGCTAATAACCTACAGGGATAGTTATTTAGGTTTATGACATTTAGATGTGTAGTAAAAAATAGCGACGATTCGCTTATATGGGAACTACCTTTTGTTGGTTTTAATATTGAGCAGGAACTTAACAAAGGTGAATCGTTAAGTATTACGTTTGAAAGTACAGCCATTAAACCTATTGCAGACGCACACGATATTACCATTGAATACATTTTTAGTGCAAGTTACAGGGAAATAGAAATATACGATGAGGAAGACAATAAAATATATGCGGGGTATATTTCAGAGCTACAATTCAATTCTGGTGTTGGGCAATTAGGTACAATATCAGTACAAAGCAAAGGTTTTTTTAGCTTATTGGAAAAACGATATACTGATGATAGTCTTTCTTATACAGCAACCGATAGCTCTGATATAGCTTGGGGTTTAATTAATTATACCCAAACTAATGGGGCGTATGGTGATTTGGGTATTACAAGGGGTGCAGACCCAACCACTAAAAACAGGGACAGGACTGATTTAAGATATAAAAACATAGCAGAAGTCATTAAAAAAATGTCGGCAAATGAAGTTAAAGACGGATATGATTTTGATGTTGACGCTGATAAAAAGTTCAATATTTACTACCCCAAAGGCACTACAAGGAACATTTATTTAGAAGAAGACTTTAACATTAACACATATCAAATAAGTAAAACATTTATTGATGGTATGGTTAATCAGGTTATCGTAATAGGTAGTGGGGTTGATGAGGATAATCAGTTAGTTGTCACGCGTGACGCAAGTAATACATATAAGGAAGCGTTCTTTTTACTGCAAGATGTATTAAATGAATCAGATGTCAGCGTACAGACAACTTTAGAAGATAAGGGCGATAAGCATTTAGAAATATACCAAGCACCACGTTTAACTATTTATTTAACTTGCAGGTACGATGAACCTATTTTTAATAATTACGCTGTAGGTGATTGGTTAAATGTTGTTATACCGTCTTACGATATAAACAGCAGTTACAGGGTCAATAGACGTACCTGTAACGAAACAGGTGAGGTAGGTATAACATTTAGGGAATACTAATGGAAAACTATAATATTATTGAAAAAATAAAGAAAATGGAACAGGACATAAAAAACCTACAAACAAGGGGTTTGATTGTTAACCTAACCATACCAGACGAGGGAACTTTTCGTGTGCCTACTGGTGCAAGTAATCCAGCAAGTGGTGAAGATGGGCAGTTGTTTTACAATACCACCACAGATAAGTTAATGGTAAGGGCTAATGGTTCGTGGGTGGCTGTTCATTAAATAGTAATTAATTGGTATAATTAAAGAAAGGAAAATAATATGATACAAACAACACGTACAGGTGGAACAGAACACCCAGAAGAAATGCTGGATTTTCTGATGACACACATAATAGACCAAAGCGGTGTTAAAAGCATTGCTGTTGGTGGTGATTTTTATGTAGAAGCACAGAGTACACCAAATATGACTGTTAAGGTTAATTTGGGCTATGCTTTTATTAAAAACTCGGACGGCTCAAAGGTGTTCCCAGTTAGAATGTACAGTAGTACAGAAAACGCAACCATATCTGCCAATGCTTCAGGTAACAGTAGGATAGACGCAGTAGTTCTTTTAATAGATACTGCCGAATCACCAAACGCAACAGTTACTAACGTGGCTAAATTAGGTGTGGTAGCAGGTACTCCAAGTGCATCACCAACAGCACCAAGCGATAATGATATATCAACAGCAATAGGTGCAAGTAATCCGTTTTTAAGGTTGGCTAATGTTGCAGTAGGTTCGGGCGTGTCAGAAATAACCAACGCTAACATAACCGATATGCGAGTTAGAGCAATAAACATAAAGAAAAGCGGTGTTTATGCAACAGCAAGTGACGGGGCTACAGTTACATTTGATGTGGAAGACAGGGCAATACAAGTAACATTAGGTGGTAACAGAACTTTGGCGTTAGAGAATTACCAAGTAGGTGACGAATTCATTATTAAGCTAATCCAAGACGGAAACGGTTCAAGGACAGTTACTTGGTGGGCTAATATTGACTGGGATAACAACGTTACACCAGTATTAACCACAACCGCAAGTAAAGCAGATGTGTTTGGCTTTAAGATAAAGTCAGACGGGCGTTTTGAGGGCTACATAATTGGACAGGGAATGACTTTATCGTGACCTATTTAATATTCCACATAGTTGGGTACGAAAAGATAGACCAGTTAGGTAACTTGGAAGATAAGGTAGTAATTAGGTTAATAGATACCACCTACGAAAATGCTTTAGAAAGAGCTAAAAAGATAATTGATAAACCCTTTTGGCTGTTGGCAGAAGTCGTAGAGTATCGGGAAGGGAAATAATGGCTAACTTTCCAGCAGGAGTAATTTACATTTGGTCAGGAACAAACGCATCTATCCCATCTGGTTGGGAAAGAGTTACTACTCTTGATGGTAAATATCCTAAAGGTACTGCTAATGCAACTAATCCTAATGATACAGGTGGTAATGCTACACACACACATACATCAACAGCTTCACACACACATACAATAGGCACACATACACATACTTTAACTATTGGCACAGGTAGTGGTGGCGGGGTAAATTCACAGTTTGGCGACCAATATACTATTATATATAACCATAACCACAGTTCCGTTACCTCTGGGGGTGTTACAGGTGCAAGTGTTCAATCAGTAGCACCAACTTGGCAATCATTTTCAAACGACCCGCCATACCACACAGTTATATTTATAACACCAACTTCTAATCAAATATACTTTCCTGATAAAGCAATTTACTTATATGACAGCACGGACAGTAAAGCAGGACATTATGTTTGTAACGGTAATAACTCAACACCCAATCTGGTTAACAAATACCTAAAAGGTGCTAACGCAGGTGCAAATGCAGGTAGTACGGGTGGTAGTACAACTAACGTACACACAGTAACCCACGCACATACACAAACACACACACACTCTGCTGTAACAGTTCCAGCATCAAGTGATAGTGGTACAAAACAGGGAGCAGTAGACCCAAACACCTTACCACTTAAAACACACACACACTCTGCATCACCAAACGCCAACACAACTAGTTTGGGGGGTACTCTGTCATTTACAGCATCGGGTACTATAGAACCAGCATATACAAAACTATTAACAATACAAAACCAAAATACAGGCTCATCAAGTTGTAGAAAAGGAATGATAGGTATGTGGTTAGGAACTTTGGCAAACATTCCAAATAATTATCTTTTGTGTGATGGCACAAACGGAACAACTGATATGAGAAGTAGACACTTAAAATCAACTGCTACAGCAGGAGATGTAGGAGATACTGGTGGTTCAAACACACATACCCACACAGCACAGTCACACAATCACGGTGGTAGTTTAGCACATACACATACAGGCTCGGTAACACACGCAGGACAAACAGGTAGAGATAGTGATGCTGGTGGTTTAATGGCAACAACAGCAACCACACACTCTATATCTGCTAATAGTCAATCACCTACAATATCAAGTGCTAACATATCGGCTTCTTCTTCATCTAACGAACCAGAATATAGGACAGTAGCTTTTATTAAATTAAATTCGTTGCAACACAGCAACTTTATGTTTATATGACACAAAAAGACTTGGCAACCGACATAGCCGTAATTAAAAACGAAATAAAGAATATAAGTGCTACGATTTCCAAGTTAGAAAAGGCTACTGATACTTATTGTAAAAAGTTAGACGAGGTAGAAAATAAACAGGTTGCTACTACTGAAAGGGTGTCTAACCTTGCAGTATTTCAAGCCGTATTTTCTACTATAGTTGGTGCAATAGCCACATATTTGGGGGTAACCAGAAAATGATAATATTGGAATACATTAGGTTAGTGTGTTATGCCATAGTTATACTGTCATCACTAAAAGGTATTGTTAAAAGAAAGTTCACTAACGATTTATTTATAGGGGATATTTTAATGGCATTTGGACTTTTTACTGCAAATGCTTTGTTTAGGTTTGGTGCGGTTGATAGGGATATTACCAATAGTTTTGTATTGACTCCTGCAGTAGTGTTGTGGGCTGGAATACATTTTCACTCTCTATTAAAAGACAAATCTAATAAGTGATATAATATATTATATGATTACATTACCAAAATTAATCAGTCAACAGGATAGCCGTTGGGCTAATATCTTGTTAGGTTTTAATACTGATCCCAAGTACAACATAAAGAACTATGGTTGTTTGTTATCCTGTTTAGCAATGGGGCTATGTTATTACGGTTATAATACCGACCCAGAAGACTTGAACAATAAACTAAAAAAGGTAGGTGGTTTTGCAGGTGGCGGTAATTATGTATGGCACTCGGTAGAAAAAATAACCGATAAAATGAAGGAAGCATTGGTTAGGGTTGGTGATATTTACCCCGCCACAGACGACCATATTAAACAAATAAAAAACGCACTTGATGACGGTTACCCCGTCATTTTACATATTGATTATAACCCCAAGACAGGTGCAGACGACCAGCATTGGGTTTTGGCAGTTGGGTATAACCCAGCAGACGAGAATGACATTACAATAGTTGACCCATTGGGTGGCACAATTAAATCGCTTAAATCGTATCTGGGGTGGTTTAGACCCAGTTTAAGACGTACATTGATTGATTATTGTATTTTAATAGGCAAGGTAGTACCCAGCAACCTAAAAGACATTAAAATCAACTGGGACGACGCAGAGGGCAAACGCCATACGGTAGGTTGGTATGTTTACGAGTGGTTTATTGAAAAGACCAGAGCTAACAAAGCCGAAGATAAATATGACGAACTAAACGACAGTTTTGCAAGGTATAGGGAAGCCAATAATATAATACTGGAAGAAAAGGATAAGGCAATATTAAAGTTGAATGACACGTGTGACAAACTAACTGCCAAGAATACTACATTAACAAATAAGGTTACCAAGCTGGAAACAAAAGTTGAGGAATTGAACCAACAATTATTAGACCAAGCTGACTACACAATACAGCAAAGTATTGAGTTACTTGTTTCAGCTTTCCGTGCTTGGTTGGAAAGCATACTAAAGGCGGTGAAGAAATAATGGCAAAAAAGAAAATAAATGGTAAGGCGTTACTTAAATCAAAAACATTTTGGTTTAATATACTTGCATTAGTAATAGCAGTAGCATCTGCATTTGGTTTTGAAGACTTTGAAGCTAATGAAACCGTATTACAAATAGTGGCTTTAATAAGTGGGTTGGGTAATATATTATTGAGAACTAAAGCATCAGAACCAATTACAAGAATAAAGTAGTGTAATAACGCCAAAAAACACCACTACCCCACCGTTGTTTGAGGCGTTATTTTTAGTAAAAGGAGTGTTTACACCGTAGTGTCGGCGTTAAACGGAAATGTTATACAAATAACGCCCTCTAATTCCCGTGCGGGAAATAATTAGCCCCGACACATCAACAAAAAACGGAAATTATGTATTAAATAGGGGAGTGGGGTAGGGGAGTAAGTTATATAAAAAATATAATATGAGTAGTATAATTATTTTAATGTCCAAAAATGAAAAATCATTTTTATAAAACGCTGTACAATTTTGACGGTGTTTTTTTTGTTCCTAAAAGGAGGGAACGATGACTGCCCAGAACATTGAAAAAGCAACAAATGTTACCTTGATTGAGGAACTAAAGAAACGGGGCTACTTCGTTTCACGAGTTCCACCTACTGCTTCTGGCAAGACATTCAAACCAGATATACGGCAAATGTCAGGACGCAAGTATCGTTTTGGTGTTGTTAGTTGCACCCACTTGGGTAGCAAGTACCAACAATTAACCCACCTGTATACGTTCTACAAGTATTGTAAACGCAAGGGTGTGGACACAGTTTTGCATTGCGGTGATTTGATTGACGGTGAAAAAATATATCGTGGTATGGAGTACGAACTGCACACACACGGGGCTACAGCCCAGAAACGATATTGTGTAGACAATTACCCACACGTTACAGGTATTAAAACACTTGTAATTATGGGCAATCACGATGAATCGTTCTATAAAACGAGTGGCTACAATGTAGTTGAAGCTATTTGTGCCGAACGGGACGATATGGAATACATCGGTGATTATCTTGCTTACATTAACCTTGACACAATACGTGTGGCAATTATGCACTCGGACGGGGGTGTGGCGTATGCCCGTTCGTATAAAGTGCAAAAAATCATTGAACAACTTTCACCAGAAGCAAAACCGCACCTAATGTTTGTAGGACATTGGCACGTAAACGCAATGATACCCGCTTACCGAAATGTAGAGGGCGTATCTATTGGGGCGTTCCAAGCACAGACACCTTATTTGGTACGTAAAGGTTTAATGCCTAACGTGTCGGGTTTGGTGGTTGAGGTAGAAGTTAATGACAAAGGTTTGGTTGGCGTAAAGTATGACTGGCGTCACTTCTACGAAATGAAAAAGAACGATTACTAGTGAGGTGTGTTATGAAATACATAGCAATTTGTAGTTGCGGTGAGGTATGTTGCACAGACCAACGAGCAAAATATATTAAGTTCGTTTGTGAGCATCAATGCGAGGGACATACTGTTTGCACTTCGGAAATACCAGAGGTTAAAAATGAAACCTACGAAGATACCGAAGACTGAAACCAGACGCCGTAAACGGTTAATGAGGCGTATTAGACGTACTGGAAAAAAGGGGTAGGCAACGCCAACCAACTATCCCTTTTTACTTTTAGCGACGATATAATTGGTTTGCTAAAGCAACAGCCATAACAACTAACGTGGTTCGCTGATTGATGATTAACCTACTGATTATATCGTGGCTAAAGGTAAATTAAACGAACCCCTTGCAAAATGTTTGGGGTTCGTTTATAATTAGTTTGTTGCAGTTACCTATTCTTGGAACAAGAATGTTATGACTAACACTCTTATGACTAACATAATTATAACAAAAACAAATAGCCATTGCAATAGCCACTTTTTAAGTGGTTTTTTTGTTGGCAGAAATAACCCTACAAGGGCTGGGCAGTACCTTGCGGGGTTATTTTTGTTTATGGAATATTAAGAAATACGGTTACCTGAAAGCTGGTACGCTGTAGCCAGACCGCAGTCAAACAAAAAGACTATAAAATGGTGGCTAATAAGTACCCGGCGACACGATGGTCCTGTGTTGACCGAAAAAAGTATAGCGAATATCAGTGTCCCGTCACGCTGACGCTTCTTCTAACTTGGGGAAATAGACCAAGAGTAGTTTCTTGTGGTGACAAGGTGCAGTATTGCGGAATCAACCGACCAACAATACAAAAGATTAAGCAGGATTCTTCCTGTTTTACGGCTCTTATAGTCCTATGTATTAAGTTAATGTAGTGTACTTACTAATAACAATGTCCCTGTACCCTTGAGGGCATTGGCTAAACTCGGATAATAAAAGTTCAGCAGGGATTCTCGGTCATAAAAGGGTAAGAAAACCGAGAAATAGAAAGGAACAAAAATGACAGAAAAACAAAGGATCATAAAACAAATATTTAACATAAAAGATAAAAACGAGAGAATAAAAGCTATACAAGAATATATGATTAAAAACGTGCAACCAAGTAGTCGTAGCGAGGCAAATGTTTATGGAGATGCCATTGTGATGTTTGACGGAAAACTATTGTAATATTTTCGGCGTTGTTGTATAATGACAATATTGACAAACTCTGTTCAATACAAAAGACTTCTTCGCGGAGGTCTTTTTGTTTTTTAGTTTCTGTTAATGTTAATTATACTTGAGAATAATATCCGTTTATGGATATAAGATATTTTGCGGGGTTTTTTGATGGCGAGGGCTGTATATCAATAGTACACACAAAAGGTAATAATAATTACAGATTGAATGTGCAGGTAAGTAACACTAATAAGTACGTGTTGATGTGTTTCAAAAAAAGGTTTGGTGGTTATGTTACGCCATTAATAAAAAGAAGTGATAGGCATACACAGGCGTACGTTTGGAAGTTGGCTGACGCAAAAGCGGGTACTTTCCTAAAAGAAATAAACCCATATTTAATTGTAAAAAAACCACAGGGTGAACTAGCATTACATTTTCAAAACAGGATAAATGCGAATAGGGGTAATAATACACCTCTAACAGATGAGGAAAGACTTCACAGAAAAGAATTAAAAGAAAAATTACTTGCAATAAAACATAGTTAGGTGTATAGTATTAACTAAACACACAAACAGTTAACTGGCTACCGTTTACCCCACGATTGGCGGTAGCCAGTTACTTGTATATGACTTTACTAACAGAAACAAAACCACATAGAATTATTAAAACCTACAATGTAAGTAACCCCTATGGTAGAAAGTTGGAAGAAAAAAAGTTGGCAAAAAGTGGTTATTACCCAGTAGAGGAAGAAGAACTAAAAAAGTATAGTGCTGGTAAGGGCATAGCACTTGGTTTAGTATTTTTACCTTTGGCTTTGTTAGGCGGGGTAAAGAAAGTTAGGGTTACCTATGAACACAGACCTAACTGAAATAAAAAACCCAAGACAGTTAGAAAACTACGAAGAAATGGTTGAGGATTTACGGGCTATAGTTGTGGAAACTGAAACTCGTGCAAGGTTGTCGTTAGTTGAGGGATACCACGAACTTGGCAAACAGATAATAGACTACGGTTTGGACAAGCCAGAATATTTGTCACAAGTGTCACAAGATATTAAGAAAAGTAAGCGTAGCATCTACAGGATTTTACAGTTTGTAAGAATGTATCCGGATTTAGAAATGCTACCGGAAGGTAAAGATATAAGTTGGCACAAAATATGTAATAAGTATTTAATAGGCAAGGCAGAGGACGATCCAGAGCCATTAAAAATAAGTTACGACGATTTAGTTTGCTATATTTATGAAAATAGTAATTCTTTGGCGGAAAGGGCTAACTACACGGCAAGTGGGGTAACCATTAAAATTACCAGAGACCAGTTAGAAAAATACATTGAAAGCAGAATATAAGTTCCAAGAAAACCTAACCTTTATACCTATTACTGATGAAATGATTGAGTTGGCACAGGAACACCAAGACTTGTTAATAAAGCAACACGGTGAGCAGAATGTGTTAGTAGAAAATCAAGGTATAACCGGTTCAATAGCACAACAAGCAGTAGTTTGGCAGATGAGGAAATGGGGTTTTGAGCCAGAGGACAGTCCTATATTTGACGAGAACATACGAAGCGACAAATATGATTTTGAGTGGCGTTATGAAAAGATAGATGTTAAGGGTAGCCCGTTGGGCAAAGGTTGGCACACAGTATATCCTAAAAGCAGGTTACTGGTGCAGAATAACAAAAGGGAAAAGCACCTACAAAAAGGTATAGATAGGTACTTGTTTGTTAAAATAGATCACGATGACGAAACAGACAAGCCCTTACAAGCAATAGTAGTTGGCTTTTACAATGTAAATAATTTTTGGAAGTACGGCATAGACGGCGGGGATATGAAATTAAAAGAACCTGCCACCTATGTACTGGCAAAAGACTGTACACCATTTAAGGAGTTCATTTTTGCGTGAAATATAAAGAGATAGTAATAAAAGAAGACCCGGACATTTTAGTTGGGGTTAATATATCAAAGTTAGCCCGTGAAATGGGTTGTGATAGAAGTTATTTATCACAAGTTAAAAATAACAAGGAAATAGCAACTGCTAAGTTCTACCGTAGAATAAGGGAAAAGTTGTTCAAAAGATGATTAAAAGAGGGTATTGACTTTTTACTCAACAGGGTGTATATTCTTCTTAGTAAATAATTAAGAAAGGTTTTATAATGCTTGAAACCAACTTACTAAAGAACCTAAATGACCTAACAAAGTTAGCATTTAGTTGCTTTCCTGAAAAGGAAAGTGTTGTAACAATTTATAACCCATTAACAGACCCGTTAATGGTTAATGCTACATATTGCCCTACTTGTAGAAAACCAGCTAGGACATATGAAGAAGCATTATTTATAAGAGAATGTGGCGAGTGCGGTAGTTGCGACCACATTAGAGGTGAAATGCTAGACGACCAAAGGGACGAAGCAAGAGCCGATATGCAAAGGGTAGGACTAAACCCAGACGATGAAGATGATGTACAAAGTTACAACGAAATGTTGTTTGGAAGGTACTACTAAAATGACACAAAAAGAACTAATAAAAAAGATAAACGCCCAAACCAAAAGAATAGCAAAACGAAACGCTAAAAAGTTAGTTGAACTTGACGGGCTACACACCGTAAGCAACGGAAGGGTGGTAGCAAAATGATATTTACATACGAGGATAAAATAAGGTCTGGTGACTTGGCTTTTGATTACAAGGAAGAACTAATAGGCATTACCATTGACCGTATAAAGGACAATGACGAACTAATGCAGGATATTACACAGTATTGTAAGGGCGAACAAATGGAATATAAGGGTGCATTCAAACTACAACAGTTAATTGACTTAAAAATTGAGGAACTTGCTGAAAAAGCCGTAGACAGTATTAGGATTTATGCCAGTTTTGATATAGAAGTAAGTGAGGTTAATTTATGAAGAATTGGCAAATAATAGCACTAATATTTATGCTTTGGATAGCCAACGACCATTTACAGGATATTAGCCGTAAAATGGATACACAAATAGGGTTAGCCGAGCAACAGGTGGAACAACTAAAAAAGGACATATTTGTTTTGCAGGAACAGGAAAAGGAAATAGACGAAGAAAACAAATACAAATGGATAGGCACAGCCAGTTATTACAGCGAGGACGGGTGTGTGGGTTGTAGCCCCACCCTTACTATGGCTAACGGAGAACGATTTACTGACGAGGGTTTTACGGTTGCCTTTAATTGGCTACCGTTAAACACTTGGGTAAAAGTAACTAATTATGACACACGTGACACAACCTATGCACGGGTTACGGACACGGGCGGGTTTAATAAGTTGGGCAGGATAGTTGATTTAAGCCCAGCAGTTAAAAATGCCATTAATTGTACTGATTTGTGTAAAGTAAAGGTGGAAAAACTATGATATACCATACAGATACGATAAGTACGGCGGTAGCAATTCTTTCCGAAAGTATAGTGGCTATATTGCGTAGGCACAAAATACCAGAAAAAGAGATAGAAGAAATATTAGAGGAAATAGGGTTACGATTTAGTAAAAAGTTAAAAGAGGAAACTAAAAATGATTAAAATAGGAACATTTGATATTAATTACCAAGAGTTAATAACTAACTTTTTGGACAATATAAGGGATAACTATATGTTTTGTGACTACCACATTGGGTTAAGCAAAGACAACGAAAGAATGTTTACCCTTTATATGAACGAGGAAATGGCAAGTGCGTATATTCAATTTGACATAAATAACTATATGGGCAAGGTTATAGTTAAGAAAGGTAACAAATGATAGAAACACACAAACTATATAATGGAAAAGTTGCATTATTGTTTGATAGCGAAAAACATATATACACGGTTAATGGAAAAAAAGTGGAAGGAACAACTGGGGTGTTATCGGTTGTGAGCAAACCAGCCCTAATGTATTGGGCGGTTAATATGGCACTTTCTTATATTGGTAAGAAAATAAAAGCTGGTAAGAGTTATGACGAAATACAGCTTAAAAAGATATTAGAGGGTGCAAAGATAGCCCACAAAGTTAAAAAGGAAGACGCTGGGGACATAGGTACGCTGGTACACGAGGCTATAGAAAGTTATATAAGAACAGGCAAGGAAGAACCACCTATACACGAAAAGGCAAAGGTTTGTTATAACAACTTCCTTACTTGGGCAAAAGACAATAAGGTTAAGTTCCTTGAAACCGAAAGGAAAATATACTCAAAGGAACACCAGTATGCAGGTACTATGGACTTTGCTTGTGTAATTGGTGATAAGACTTTTGTAGGTGACATAAAAACATCTAACGCTATTTACAATGAGTATTGGTTTCAGACTTCCGCCTACCAACAGGCATACACAGAAGAAACAGGCACAAAAATAGACGGGCAATTAATAGTAAGGGTTAGTAGAAACGGCGATTTTGAAATACAGGAAAACTACGACTACGAAGAAAACGTACAGGCGTTTAACGGGGCGTTGATATTATATCGCAGAATACAACAGTTAAAGGACAATGAAAATGCGGGTATATAACAAGTGGTATTTAGAAATATGGTGGTGGTTAATTGAAAGGTTTAGCAATGACGGAAAAAGAAGCAAAGTTAATAATACAAAATAAAGTCAGGCGTAAAATGATTGGCAGGTATTTTGCCATTGCTAGGGATTTGGGCGTTAGAAGTGAAGACGCAAAAAACAAAGCAAAGCAAAGGTTTAACCTACAGTCGTTTAATGACATTACTGATCAGCAGTTATTAACTTTGCTAAGGGAACAAGAATGAGTAAAAATATAGGGACTTCTCGGCTATAAAAGGGTAAGAAAGCCGAGATACAATGCAAGATTGTTAGCAGAAATGACGAGGTTGATGGAACATATAAAAGTTAGGTGTTAGGTTGGTGTACGGAAATGTACCTTATGCGATAACCTTACCGTAAAATATACAAGAATGTATATTATACGAAGACACGAAGTGCATAAAATACAGGGTTTGTTTCCGTGAGAAATAAGTAATTATTTAATTGAAAGGAATATATGACTAAAACAATAACAGTTTCAGATGAAACATATGAGTTAATAAAAAGTCAAGTAGAAAAGGAAGAGTCTAATAAGTTGCAGATAAAGACACTTGCAGGAGAAGTTCTCTTTGAGAGTGATAAGACTACTTTAAAGGAAGCAGTAGAAGAAGCAGTTAGTAGAAATGTTGACTTGAGAGATGCTTACTTGGGAGATGCTGACTTGAGAGATGCTTGTTTGGGAGGTGCTAACTTGATAGGTGCTAACTTGAGAGATGCTTACTTGGGAGATGCTGACTTGAGAGGTACTAACTTGATAGGTGCTAACTTGAGAGATGCTTACTTGGTAGGTGCTGACTTGGAAGGTGCTAACTTAGTAGATGCTGACTTGAGAGATGCTTACTTGATAGGTGCTAACTTGGAAGGTGCTAACTTGAAAGGTGTTGACTTCTATCACGCCAAGTTCTATGGAAGAAATGGGAATACAAAAATAAAAAAGAACCAAATAGATGACTTCTTAACAGCATTGGGAGTGGTTGTTGAAGGATAAAACTAAGTAATTATTTAATTGAAAGGAACAATAATGAAAGATATAAAGAAAGAATTTGATGAACAGTTTATTCAAAAAGGAGAATTGTCCGAACCATATTTAAGACAATACGAGGATAGGGGTTCTGCTCCTTTTTATTGTAGTTTGTGTTCTATGTCTGAGATAGAAATGTCAAATAATAAAACGAAAGATGGAAGGTATTTTTGCGATTGTTCTTATTGGTCAGAACCACATAATGCGTATGTAGATAAAAGTGGTGGCAAATGGTTAGGGTGGAAAGATGAAAAAAAAGCACTTGATTTAATTGAAGAAATTACAGGTATAAAAGCGTCCAACGAATTAGTTAATAAAATATGGGATTGGTTTGAACCAAAACTAAAAAAGGAAAGAGAAGACGCTATAAAGGGTTATGTAAGATGGGCTTGGAACAATGGATTAGGTGGTTTAGTTGATGATGATTCGGTTAAAGAATATTTATCACAAACTAAAGGAGATAAAAAATGAACATAAAAGAAAAGCAAATAGAGGAAGAAATACTACGTGATATAGAAGAAATGTTGCCTGACTGTTCGGGTTGTACCTATGATAAAAAAGAAGGAACACACCAATATATGTCTAAACAACACTTCAGGGAGTTTTATTATTCCAAGACTAAAGGAGATAAAAAATGACTAAAAGGAAACAAAAAGCCCGTCTTTTTCAACGGGCGGTTGATAACAGATAAGGTTTCTTATCTGCAATGATATTATAACATAAAGGAGACAGACACTATAACAATTTAATAAAAGAATTGTTTGGTAGTTAGTTAAGAGTTTTACTAATTTATTTTTGAAAGGTGGTGATAAACAATGCCAGTAGATCCAAATGATGCGTTAATAAAAAACGAGGGCGGAAACTACGAGTTAATCCCGGAAGGTGTTTATACCGCACAAGTAGCAGACGTGGTGCTTAAAAAGAACCAAAAAGGGTATAAGGGAAAGTTAGTAAATAAATTGTGGTTCAAGTTGGGTATCCTTGACGAAGAACAGAGAGGTTTGGGTATAATACACTTTGTTAGTACGGCTTTTACAGCAGGTTTTAGCGGGGGACAATCCTCAAAGTTATACGACTTTGCTTGTGCCGTAATGGGTGAACAACTTGACGATACTTCCATAGACGTTAACACGCTAATAGGTGGTAGACTGCGAATAGTTGTTAAGCATAAAGAAAGTAACGGCAAGACCTACTCAAACATTACGGAAGTAATGAAAGTAGACGCTAAAGGTGAAAAATTGCCGGAACTAACCGAAGAAGAACTGCAAAGGTTGGTTTTTAGCAAGGAAGAAGAAATAACAGACGAGGAGATGAAAGAAATAGACAAGGAGATTGACTTGCCGGACTTGGGCGGTGTGGACTTGGATAGTTAATATCCAAACAGGGTTAAATACCCTGTGGTGGGTGTAAGCAAAACCGAAATGGTTTCAAGCACTTGCACTCACCATTGGGTATTTAATTACGAGAGGGTATAAGAGGTAAAAATAATGAATAAAAAAAGAGCATTGGTTACCGGTGCAACCGGACAGGATGCATCATATTTAATAGAGTTCTTACTGAAGAAAGGTTATCAAGTGTGCGGAATGTACCGCAGGACCAGCACCGATAATTTATCAAGAATAAAGCATTTAGTAGGTGTCAGTGATTTTTCGTTGGCGTATGGGGATTTGCAGGACATTAGCAGTCTAATATCATTGATTGCTAATTTTAAGCCTACAGAAGTGTATAATTTGGCTTCGCAGTCAGATGTAGGTGCTTCGTTCAAACTACCACTTCAGACAGCAGATATAACGGGCGTTGGTGTATTGAGAATGTTAGAAGCCATTAGGCAGATAGATCCAACTATAAAGTTCTATCAAGCCAGTAGTAGTGAAATGTTTGGAAAGGTTGCAGAAGTGCCACAAAATGAAAATACACCTATGAATATACGTTCACCATACGGGGCAAGTAAGCTATTTGGATATTGGATTACCCGCAATTATCGTGAGGCTTACGATATGTTTGCCTGTAATGGTATTTTATTCAACCACGAAAGCCCACGCAGGGGTGAGCAGTTTGTAACTAAAAAGATAGTAAAACAAATGGTAGAGGTTTGGAAACGTGAAAGAGAGTGTGTTGAACTGGGCAACTTAGACAGTAAAAGGGATTGGGGTTTTGCTGGGGACTATGTACAAGCTATGTGGGCAATGCTACAAGCCCCACAGCCAGATGATTATGTAATAGCCACAGGCGAAACCCACTCGGTTAGGGAATTCGTAGAAGAAACCGCCCGACAATTAGACTGGGATATTACTTGGAAAGGGCAGGGGTTAGACGAAGTAGGTATTAACCAGCACGGGCAAACCGTAGTTAAGGTTAACCCTAAATACTACCGACCAGCAGAAGTTGATTTATTAGTAGGCGATTACACCAAAGCATACAAGGAATTGGGGTGGCAACCTACAACAAAGTTCAAAGAACTGGTACAATTAATGGTAGAGGCACAATTAAATGGCTAAAAAAAGCGAACGCCAAAAAACCATTGATAAGTTAGACGATAAAGTAAGGGATAGGTTAAAAGCCGAGTACCCGAAAGTGTGTGTTACTTGTGGTAAGGCAATAGACTGGTTTCACCCACAAAACAACCCTTTTGGGTTACAGGTGGGGCATTACATATCAAGGGACATTAAACAATTAAGGTGGTGTCCGAAAAATGTCCACCCGCAATGTTCAAGCTGTAATTGGGAACACAACAAAAACCCCGTACCTTATACGCAATTTATGTTAAAAACCTACGGGCAGGAAGTGTTAGACGAATTAAACGAAATACGTCGCCAAGCCAAAGCAGATGTTAAACCATTAAAAAGTTGGCAATTAGAGGAATTATACAATGAACAAAATAAATAACATATACACAACGGAATATTTTACAGGACACGAGTTCTATAGAAACACGTATATTAAGTTGGCACAGATGTTTTATGACGTACTAAAGCCAAAAAGCGTGTTAGATGTTGGGTGCGGTGCTGGTTTTATGATGGAATACTTTGCACACCTTATCCCCACACACGGTATAGACGGTTCGGAAGCTACCAAAGCTGTGTCACGTGTGTCAAATATGATAGAAATACAGGATTTAAGAACACCAGTAGAGTTACACAAAATGTGGGATATGGTATTAAGCATTGAGGTTGCAGAACACATAGAGCCACAATTTGCAGACAATTATGTAAGCATATTAACCCGCCACGCTGAAAACAAAATACTAATGACAAGTGCAGGTGTGGGGCAAGGTGGTACATCACACGTTAACTGTCAGCCAAAAGAATACTGGATTGAAAAGATAGAAAACGCAGGGTTTAAGTACAACCCCGAACTTACTGATTTAATAACCGCCAAAGCTAAAGAAATAATTGAAACTGATAACTGTAATATAAGGTATTTAATTAATAACTTTGCAGTATATGAAAGAACTTAAACACCTTATATTTATAGGTTTGCTTGTAATTACTACAACCACGACATTTGCTTCTCCGTCATCCGGTAGCGTGTGGAAGCAAGTACAGGACTGGCGTGTTGAGGATGGAAGAAGTGCTTACAAAAAGGATTACTGTCTGTGTTATATAGCAAGTAAGCGTGTAAAAGAAATACAGGTTGATTGGTCGCATCGCGGGTTCTGGGCATATGTACCGGTAATGTTTAAGTTAGGGTATAAGCACATTGGTGAGAACCTTGCTAAAGATTTTAATGACGCTGAAAGTACACTCAATGCTTGGTTATCTTCTGACACCCACAGGGCTAATTTAGAAAACGATTATACACATAGTTGTGTCAGTTGTAGTAATGGGTACTGTGTACAGATGTTTAGTAGACGCAGGTAAAGTGATATAATTTGTATATGGAACAAGATAATCTAACTTCAAATCAAGATAGTTTGAGGAATCCTGACGGCACGTTAAAACAAGGTGCTGTGCTTAATCCTACGGGCAAAGGTGGGTTGCAGGAACGACCAGAAGATATAAACAGAACAGGCAGACCAAAGAACGAACAGAGGTTTGGTTATTGGTTGCAGTTCTTTAAGAACCTAACATCAAAAGAGTTCAAAGAATATGCCCTTTCAAGAAATGAAGACGATATGTATGTTGCCGAAATAATTGCTTACGAAAGAGTAAAGGCAAGTAGAAAGGATTTAGGTGAGTATAAGGATTTAGCAGATAGAACAGAGGGTAGGGCACTACAAACAATGAAGCACGAGGGTGATTTAATTACAGGTATAAAGGTAGAAATAGTAGATGGAACTAACTCTGAAAGCAACGAGAGTATTTAACGAAAACTACAAAGCTACCGAAAGGTTTGTAGTAAACCAAGGTGGTACAGGTAGTTCCAAATCTTATTCGTTAGCACAACTGTTCATAGTAAAAGCACAGCAAACACAGGGTAAGGTGTTTAGTATAGTGCGTAAGTCAATGCCCACGTTACGTGCTACTGCTATGAGGGACTTTTTTAACATATTGCAGGGCTTGGGTGTGTACAACGAAGAAAACCACAATAAAACAGAAAACATTTACACATTACACGGCAACGAGATAGAGTTTTTCGGGTTAGACGAACCGCAGAAAGTACGTAGTAGGCGTAGGGATTACCTGTGGATAAACGAAGCTAACGAATTGTCGCAGGAATCGTTTAGACAGTTGAATATGCGTACCAACACGCAGATATTTATGGACTTTAACCCAAGTGATGAGTTTCATTGGATTTACGATGACGTACTAACAAGGAAAGACGCACGTTTAATAGTAAGTACCTATAAGGACAATCCCTTTTTACCAAAGGAAATAGTAAAGGAAATAGAACATTTTAAGGAACTTGATCCTAACTATTGGAATATTTACGGGCTTGGACAACGTGGTGTAAGTAGTGTGAGAATATACACAATGTGGGAACTAATTGATAGTTTACCAGAGGGTGAAATGGTTTATGGTTTGGACTTTGGCTGGAATCACCCTACAGCATTGACAAGGGTTGTGTTAAAAGATGATGATGTATATACACAGGAAGTTATTTACGAAAGCTACATAACCAACCAAGACCTTATTAAAAAAATGAACGATATAGGAATAGACAAAAACACATATATGTTTGCAGATAGTGCCGAGCCACAACGTATTGAGGAAATAAAGAAGGCGGGTTACAACATATACCCCGCAGACAAGGACGTTAAGAAAGGAATAGATACTATAAAAAGTAGGCGGTTGTTTGTTGATAAAGCGTCAAGCAACGCCCTAAAAGAATTGAAGTCTTATAGCTGGAAAACAAAGGACGACCGTGTGCTTGACGAACCCGTTAAAATAAGGGACGACTTTGTAGATAGTTTACGCTATGCGGTTCACTCGTATATGAACAAGCCAAAAAAGGCAAAAGCATATACTACTAAACCGTTCTAGGTGTTATAATAATATATATGCCATTCAAAGGTGCAAAACAATTTCCGTATGAGTCGGAAACAGGTAGGTTACATACCTACGAAGTAAACGAAAGACTGTTAGAGGGTAAACATTTTGAAGCATTTGCTATAGAAGGAGAAAGTGCCTTTTCTGAACGATATAATAAGCTACGATACATCGTGGCTAATTTTAATGCACTTGTTGCCAAAGTAAGTGCTGATATGCTGTTTGGTGAAGATGTTGCTTTTTATGCTGACAAGAACCAAGACTTTGTTGACGGTTTAGTTTACAATAATAAGTTAAGCACACAGTTGCTTGAGTCTGCTATTAGCAACTCGGCTTTAGGTGATGCTTTATTTAAGATACGTGTTGAAAATAACGAAATAGTAATTGAAGACACCGACCCAGCTATTTATTTCCCGGAAGTTAATGGTAGAAACCCACGCAAGACACCAGACGTGCAAGAGTTAGCGTGGATTGATTTGTACCAAACTGAACAGGGAGAAGAAGCAAGGTTTTTAGTAAGAGAAATACACACAGCAGGTAAGGTTGAAACCAAGATATACGTAGTTAAGGGTGATAACAATATAATTGACCAAGAAGTAGATGTTAAAGAATACAATGCCCAGTACGGTACTAATTACGAACCATTAGTTGAAACCAATATTGATAAACCTCTGCTGGTATTTGTTCCCAATATGCGTTACAGGGGTAGTAAGGACTTTTGGGGTGTGTCTGATTTTATTGATTTTGAATCATTACAGTTTGAGTTAAATAATCGTTTAACCAAGACAGCCAACATACTAGACAAACACAGCGATCCAATACTTGCCGTGCCTGACGGGGTGTTAGATGAAGAAGGCAGGGTTAAAAAAGAAGCCCTGCAAATGATTGAGTTAGGTGATGATGGTGAAGTACCACAATATATTGTTTGGAATGCCTCACTTGATAATGCTTTCAAAGAGATAGAAAAGATGATGGAGTTCCTGTTTATGTCATCAGAAGTAAGCCCAGACGTATTAGGTATGGGCAAGGATGGTGCTATTCAATCCGGTAGGGCATTAAAAATGCGACTTATTAGAACCATTGCCAAAGCGGAACGAAAGAAAAGATATTACGAACAAGCGTTAAAAGAAGTATTTGAAATAGCACAGAAACTATCAGCTAATAATAAGGGCGTTGGGGTTACCTATATGGGTAAGAAAATAACCTGTAAGGAAATAGAACCGGTTAACATAGTGTTTGGTGATGGCATTGTAAATGACGTTGTGGAAGAAACAGAAACAATAATTAAGCGTGTGGACGCAGGTATACTAAGCAAGAAATCAGCCATTATGTTATTAGACGGATATGATGACGCAGAAGCTGAGAGGGAAGTTGAAGAAATAGAAAAAAGCCGTGCCAATTTTACATCTATCATTGATAAGCTACAGCCTAACGATGATGAGGAGTAAATATGGCATCAAGGAAATCAATAGAAGACGCTACAAAACAAATATCTGGTTTATTTAGTAAATTATCATCTAATATAAGGAAGCTGATAATAGCCAGTTTTGTGACACGCCGTGACATAGATATACCAACCGCTATGGAAGGTGTGGCTGAACTAATCAGGCGTACTGAAAAGAAAGCATATCCCCTAATAGAAAAAGAAATACGTTGGCACTATACCAGCAGTCAATTAGAAGTAACCAATGCAATGCGTAGTGCTGGTTTAACAGCTACAGGCAAACTATCCGAACAACAAATAATTGAATTAAATAGCATAATAAGTGATACCTTAAATGATTATGGTGAGGCGTTACGGGGTACTTTTACTGCTACGCAAAAAGTAATGACTGATGTGCGTAAGGCACGTTTAGAGGCTATATTTATTGAGGGTAAATTGCAAGGCGATACATTAAAAGAGCTAAAAGACAAAATAGTAAACGATTTAGCAAAGGATTTTACAGCCATAGTAGATAAGGGCGGTAGGGAGTGGAAGTTAGATGTGTATGCAGAAATGTTAACCCGTACTCGTATGCGTGAAGTAACTAATATGGGTATAACTACCCGTTTAAAAATGGAAGGGTACGATTTAGTACAGGTTAGTAGTCACGGCGGTGGTTGCGATTTATGTAAGCCGTGGGACGGCAAGGTGTTGTCTATGACTGGTGCTACGCACGGATACCCTACAGTAAGCGAAGCTGAAATGGCTGGAGTTTTTCACCCTAATTGTAAACACAGGTTATTACCTTATCACCCAGAGTTAATTGACACGGGTATTGCATTATCTAACCAATTAAGGATATAATATATATATTAAACTACTTTACGGGGACACAACCCCGTTACCAAGTGAAAGGTGGTGATTTGAAAATGGAAGAAAAAAAAGAAGAAACCCCGTCTACGGAAGACGTTAAACAACCGAAGGGTCAATCTAAAAGCGAAGAAGTAGAATTAACAGACGAACAATGGGAACTTGCGTTTAAGCACCCACGCTTTAAGGATTTAACTGCAAAAGCAAAGGAACTTGAAAAGCTAAAAGCCGACCAAGCCAAAGCCGAAGAAGAAAAGTTAAAAGAAAAAGAAGCGTTTAAGGAACTTGCTGACAAGTACCAAGCTGAAAACGAGAGCTTAAAACAGCAAATCGTTAATCAGACGAAAAGACAAGCTGTTATTTCACAAGCAGTTGCACAGGGCGTACGTAAGGAAGCCCTTGATGACGTTGTACGCTTGATTGACCTTAACACTATTGAAGTAGATGCAGAGGGCAACATAGCAAACGCCAACACCGTAGTATCTGAATTACTAACTGCTAAACCATACTTACTCGCTGAACCCGATAAAAAGAACATCGGTACACCAACCACAGCTGATACAGGAAGCAAAGCACAGTTTTGGAAATGGTCAGAGATAGAAAGACAGTCAAGAGACAATAAATGGTATACCGAGCATAAGGAAGAAATTGAAAAAGCTAAAAAAGAAGGACGTATTAATTACAATGAGTAGGTAGGGTGGTTTTACCACCTGACGGCTCACAAAGTTGAAAGGTGGTGAAATAAAATATGCCATATACAGCAATAGGACAAACCGAACTTGCTAATCATATACCTGAAATAATGGTTAGGTCAGCAAACGAGGGACTTGATTATTTAAGAAAGTACCTAAACCTTGCAAGAACCGTTAGAAAGGATTATTCTGGCGATTTCGCAAGCAGAGGTACTACATTGGATATTCCAGTAAGAGGAACACTTGAAGTAAACGATAAGACAGCTAAAACTAATGTTACAGTACAAGCACCTGATGATGATGTAGTGCAGGTGGTACTTAACAAGCATAAGGAAGTAACCTTTATGATTGAGGACGTTGCGAAAGCAGTGTCTATCCCAGCAGTGTTAGAGGCTTACATTAGAGATGCGGTTGCAGTTATCGCTGAACAGGTGGAACAGGATATTGCCGATGAATACGCAAACGCTGGTACAACGCTTGACTATACCGACTTTACTGGTTGGAAAAAGGCGTTGGTAAGAGCTAGACGAACCCTAGTAACTAACAAGTTACCAAAGTTCGCACCTATGTTCGCACAGCTTGACGAGTATGCGGTTGAAGAAATCCTTAACGAGACTGGTATTGAAGATGCGTCACAATTCGGAAATAACAAACCGCTTTTAGACGCTTCAGTTGAAAAACTGGCGGGTATTAACTTGTTTGAATCACAAGTTGTAGGTGTTGATGACAGTACGTCACCTGACACTTATTACCCAATCGTTTATGGTAGCGATGCTCTTGTTCTGGCGGTCAGACCATTACCTGACTGGGGTAACGGAAATGGCGTAAGCCAAATGACTGTTCAAGACGCAGAGAGTGGCTTGGCTATCAGAAGCACTATTGGATACGATAAATCAGGACTTGGTTTACAATGTACGCTTGATATCCTTTACGGAGTTAAGACCATTAGACCTGAATTGATGGTTGCTATCGCACACCAACCCGCAGTAGATGCGTAAGGTACTAACAACTGAATAAAGCAGAATGCCTCACTTCGGTGGGGCATTTTGTGTATTGTGTATATTTCACCCAACTGATATAATTTATTAAATAAAAATATGTTTTTACGTAATCCTTCTGGGCAAATCGTGGGTGTTTCAAGCAGTAAGGTTGAACAGCTTTTAAGGCGTGGTTTTACTTTATTAGATGAACAGCCCAAGACAATTAATAAACAAGATACAAGTGCTGGTTTACCAGTATATTTGTTAACCTCTACTGACCGCCCTGACGGGTACGGGCAAAGTCAAGCATATTTAATGAAACACCTAAAAAAACACGGTGTTAATATTAGCAAAAAATACGACGGGCAAAACATAGGTATGTGTTATTACACGCCTGTATTTGCAGACCGACTAAAAACACCCATTAAAGTAATATATTCAATGTTTGAAAGCACCACCATACCTACAAGCTGGGTTAGGCACTTAAAAAGAGCCGATAAGGTAATTGTTCCAAGTGAGTTCTGCCAAGAAATGTTTGCCACACGTGGCATAGAAACAACAGTAGTACCTTTGGGGTATAACCACGAAGAATACAGATATATTGAACGCCCAAAGCACGACGTGTTTACCTTTTTACATTACAATGCTTTTAATATAAGAAAGGGCTTTGATTTGGTTTTTAAGGCGTTTACCCAAGAGTTCGGTATTGACGAGCCAGTTAAGATGATATTCAAAACCATACACAATAAACCGCCGTTCCCATTATTAAAAGACCAGTACCCTAACATAGATGTAATAAAAGCCGAATACAGTTACCAGCAAATGCGTGACCTGTTATCCCAAGCAGATGCGTTTGTATTCCCAAGCAGGGGCGAGGGTTTTGGGCTTACACCTTTAGAAGCACTTGCAACAGGACTGCCCGTACTGATACCTAATGGAAGCGGTATGTCGGAATACTTTGACCCCGATTATTTTTATGAAATAGACATTAACGGCGATTGCCCAGCAGTATACTCAAACTATGCACCCAGCGATGTGGGTAGAATGATTGAACCCGATTTAGAATCACTTAAAAAGCAAATGCGTTATGTATACGAACACCAAGACGAAGCACGGGCAAAAGGTAAGGCGGGTGCTAAATGGGTAAGTGAGAATTGGACAGCAGAACACTCGGCTAAAAAGTTGGCAAAGGTATTAAAGGAAGTAAACAGCAAGGTAATACCAGACGATAAACCTGATGTGGCTTTTTTAACAGAAGATATACGTTTCTATTCTGGCGGTAGATACCACAGTTGGTTACAGGCATTAATGTTAACCGAATCCAACCTAAAGACAGTTATTTATACGAACGAAATGCCAATATTTAGAAAGGACTTTGATTTATACGAAACGCCCGAAGTTAGAATAATAGGACACGACAATAAATCAAAATACAAAGGTGCAGAGGCGTTTTATGATTTAGATGTAGAAGCCAATGCGTATTTTGGCAGTCCCGCGAAAGCAAGTATGTGTGCTTTACGGTTGGGGCTTAAATACAAAAAACCCGTTTATATCACAATGTTTGACCCACCTACTTGGGTAGAGAATAGTGATGTTTGTACCAAAGACGAATTACAAAGGGACTACGAGTTAAAGGACTTTTTAGACAAGCATTTACACGAGTTAATTGATTTTAAGTTAATTGTGTTGACAGAAAACAGTATTGACGATTGGGCTAAATGGTATGGTATAGACAAGAAATACATCGTAGCACTACACCCCGCAGTAAATAGTAGGTTGGTTGAGTTGTTTGATAAACGTACTAAACGTGCAAGAGGCAACCACATAGTTATGATATCACGTAATAACCCAAGAAAGGGCTTTTTAGAAGCATTGTGGGCGTTTAAGCCGTTTAGCCGTGACCACACATTACACATAATAACTAATGAAGATAACGGCATAATAAACAAAGTAGAGGCATTGGGTATACCGTTTGACAAGGTTGTGGTGCATACTCAACTGTCAGATGTGGAAAAGTTCAAACTAATGGCACAAAGTAAATGTGTGTTATCTGGTTCACATTTTGAGGGGTTTGGTATGTGGGTTACGGAAGCACGGGCAATGGGTATACCAGTAGTGTGTTACGACTTACCAGCTATAAAGGATATTTACGATGATGGGGGTATGTATAAGGCAAAATGTTTTGACAAACAGGAATTACAGGACAAGTTAGGGCTTGCTATTGGTAGCAAACCACTTACACCTAAAACAGACCATTATTTTGAGGTTATGCAGGACAAGTTGTTAAACATAGTTAAACCTATCAGGAAAAAAGACGAAAAACTAAAAGTAACGCCTATGTTTATTGTCTTAAACGAAGAAAAGTTCATAGGTGCGTCATTACGTGCGGTATGTAAGCGTAAAGAAGTAGACAAGGTAATTGTGGTTGAGGGTGCTGACAGGCGTTACCCACGTGCTAATGAAAGAGGTTTAAGTGTTGATAATACTGAAAAGGAAATACGCAAGGTAATGGAAGAATATCCAAATAAGATAATATACGAGCAAATGGGGTGGGTTAGTGGTAAGGAAGCATTGCGACAAAAATGTATTGATTTAGCTGACCAAGTAGGTTGGGGATTGTTTGTTGACGGGGACGAAGTGTGGGGTGATTATTATTGGCGTAAATTAGTTAAGAAAATGCGTGAAAACCCCAATGCGGGTGTTATTTATTTTAAGCATTTACATTTTTGGAAGTCGTTAGATATGATAGCCGTAGGTAGTCAGTGGGAAAGTAACCTATTTAGATGTTTTAGGTTTGCCGAAAAAGGGCTGGAAATCAAGCAACACGCAAGTGAACCAACACTTGTAAGTGGTACACGTATAGGTGACAAATACGGCAGAGTATTAGATAATAGTATTAAGTTACACCATTTTGGGTATTGTAAAGACGCTGAAGACATTAAAGACAAATTGGAGTTCTACAAAAACAGGGACACACGACTTACAGTAAAAGATACTTGGACCGACTGGAAAACAGGCGACCCGACACAACCTACACACGGGGGTGGTACTGTAGAAAAGTATACAGGTAGTATTCCAAAAGAAGTTATGAGGTGTTTTTAATATATACAGGTGGTATAATTAACATATATGGCAGAACTATCATTTGAACAAAAGTTAAGTAAGATAACCGCCAAAATAGTGGATATAAAAATGGACGATACCAACAAGCGTGGTGTTGTGTCAGTTGAAATAGTATCTGGTAAGAATAAATGGTATAAACCTTTTGGCATATCCACCGAGCAGGGCGTAATTAAATGGGAAGACTTTGTAGCCCAATTACAAAAAGCAGTTAAAAAAGATATGGAAAAAGACATTGCATTAAAAGAAATAACTAAAATGAAAGATAAAGTATTTAATTTATTTTGAAAGGCGGTGTAATTATATATGGCAACATTTACTTGGACATTACAGGGTGCAACCCCTACAACAATAGACGCAACCGACAAAATACAATTTGCAGGTGCTACTTTTGGTAGCCCCATTACGGTAGGTTCGTATAACGACAGCACACACGTTGAAAGTAGTGTGGGTGCTAACGATTCGTCTGGCAATACACCTAACAACGTGAAGTTCATTTCACAATCAGGTGGTGGCGGTGGCGACTCACAAGCAGACTGGGGTGACGGTACAGAAGACATTGACGCAATAACAAACGCAGAAGCTACACTAAAAATTAACTTCTCGCACACTTCGGCAGTAACAACTACAAATGCTAAATTTTATGCGTATGATGGTACTACACCAGCAACCGCACCTACAGACATAGATGTAAGGGCATTTGAAGTTGGTGACACCAACTTCACAGAAATAGAAGGTAGTGGTAAAGCTTTAACTTTGAACGACGACACTGCAAGTACATCACACGATTATTACATAGGTGTATCAGCGTCACCGGCTTCGGTTGGTGAAAAGACAGCTTTTGCGTTCAGAATAGAATTAACCTACAGCTAATAATATGGCTTGGGATTAAGCGATACCAAGTATTTGTTTTATAGGGGGCTTTTATGAAATCTATAAAATGGCAGGTTGCTCTATCAAACGGGCAACAGATATTAGAAGACAACGACTTTGTAAGCGACGTTGAGTCATCGGCGTGGCAAAAGTTGTTAAAATACGTACAAGAAAATAATTTGGAAATTACTTCCCTTTCACTCTTAACCAGCGGTAACAGGACATTTAATTTACCAAGTGGTGGAAAAAGACCACGATTTAAGGCGTTTTATGACGTTGAAAAACCTATTGGGTTTAACTTTGGTCATCATATTGGTTATGACGTTAAGGATAACAGCGGCGAAAAACACGAAGAACTATTTGTCTTCATTGAGGCAATTTATCCCAACTACAGACTACAACTTTGGGTAGATGAAAATAATCCGAGTAATTGCTGGTGTTTAGTTAACACTTCTACGGAGGTAAAATAATATGGCATATATAAAATATTGTGATTACATAAATGGACACGATGATACAGGAGATGGTTCTGCTGGAAACCCTTATAAAACAATAACTAAAGCGTCAACTGGTTTAACAGGTGGTGATGAGGTTCGTGTCGCCAAAAGTCCAGCCCCGATTGATTTAGCAGGAACTTTGAGTTTTACCCAAAATGATACGGCAGTAGTTTCTACAAGTGCAATTTTTGTTAATGCTGTATCTGGTGGTGAGACCGATGGTTCTGTAAGACTGGGTGATTTTATAAAAGGAGGAGATGGTAATTGGTGGGAAGTTATAACAGTTACGGATAGCACTCACGCTACGCTGTATAAAAACTATTCTGGGGCTACACAAAGCGGAGTTTCTTCACAGAAATTGGGAATAACAAGTACAGGAGCGGCAAGCAATTGGACAGCTGTTCAAACAGTTTCTGCTTCAGGAACTTCATCAAGTAAGTTAAAAATATCTGGTGGTTGGGATTTATCAGGTCCTACACAAAATGGGCAGACTTATTTTAGACAAATGCACTCAACTTTTGCTAATAGGTATGGTTATGGACTCTATTTAAGTAGCAAAAGTTATGTTGAAATAGAACGATGTCATTTTTTGAGATATAACTATGGTATTTATTTAAGCAACAGTCCAAACAACACCATAACTACTCCAACCTGTAATAGTAATAGTGAGGGTATTGATTTAAGCAACAGTCCAAACAACACCATAACTACTCCAACCTGTAATAGTAATGGTTACGGTATTGATTTATACTACAGTTCAAACAACACCATAACTACTCCAACCTGTAATAGTAATAGTTACGGTATTTATTTAGAACTCAGTTCAAACAACACCATAACTACTCCAACCTGTAATAGTAATAGTTACGGTATTGATTTATACTACAGTTCAAACAACACCATAACTACCCCAACTTGTAATAGTAATAGTGGGGGTATTTATTTAAGCAACAGTCCAAACAACATTGTAAATAAATATTCAGGAACAGGAAACTCAACAGATGTTTATGTATCTCCTGCAAGGCACTACGGAGACTACCCTTGTCTAAAATGTCAGCACTTCAAAACAGCGGGAGTAAATAAATGTTTCTATGAATACGGAACAACAGAGAGAGATACAGCAAACGCCAGAAGTGGTGAGTGTCTAAAATACACTCCGACATCAGCAGTTTATTATATTAGTCAATCGTTCTTTTTCAAAGCCGATAGTGGCGTATCTCAAACCTTATCTGCTTACATAAAAGACGATGCTTCTTTTAATGGTGATGTACAAGCGGCAATTTACTTTATGGGAGAAAAAATCACAGGTTGGACAGAGTGGACACCAACAACTTCCTATGCACAGAAAAGTATTGTGGCGTCTTCTGGGAGTATAACAGAGGATGGAATTTTGGAGCTTCGTATCAAATGCAGGGGTTCATCGGGGAATGTATTTATTGATGATATTTCAGCGAGTTAAAAACTATGATTGGAAACCTCAAATATTGGAACAATGGAGAGCCTGTCCTTCCCGACACAGGGTTAGGGAGTCTTAAATATTGGATAAACGGTGAGGCATATGTTGTACTAACTGAAGAAACTGTAGGCACAAATATTAATTCTGATAGAAATGCAAAAATATCAGGTTCTGCCACAACTTACGATAGCAGAGGGGCTAAGATAGCAGGTAGTTTACTCACTAACGACTACAGAGGTGCAAAAATAATCGGTAAAGACACTTCCCTTGATTATCGTTCCGCAAAACTAACAGGATATGATACTGCAAACGATACACGAAGTGCCAAAATAACTGGTAAAGACACAGCCAATTCAGACAGAAATGCCAAAATAACAGGTGTTGAAACAGCTTACGATGACAGGGAAGCTAAAATAACAGGTAAGGAAACAGCATTTTCAACAAGAAATGCGAAAGTAAGCGGAAAAACAACCGCCTACAATGCCCGTACAGCCGTTATCACGGGTGGGGTGGTATCTGACACCCAAAGAAGTGCATACCTAAAAGGTAAGGATACTTCTAATGATAACCGTTCTGCAAAATTAACAGGTAGTGCTTTGGCTAATGATTATAGAAACGCCAAGTTAACAGGTGTTGTCACTACAAACGACAACCGACCAGCAAAGTTAACAGGCGGTATAAATGAAAACGATACAAGGGACGCAAAGCTAACTGGTAAACAAACAACATCGTCTTTTAGAATGGCTAAAATACCCGTTAAGGGTGGTAGTAGTAGTGTTAGGTTAGCCAAGTTAACTGGTATTGACACCACCAGCGACAATAGGTCAGCCCACATTACGGGTAGTATAGATGTTAATAGTTCAAGGAACGCCAAACTAACAGGTGTTGCCCAAGCTAACGATTACCGACTGGCTAAAATAACAGGTAAGGAAACATCTATTGATAACAGAAATGCCAAGCTAACAGGTGTTGCTACAACCGTTAATGATAATCGTAACGCTAAAGTAACTGGTTACGACACCGCCCAAGATACAAGGAACGCCCACATTATTGGTAAGGAAACAGCAAATGATTACCGAAGTGCAACCCTAAAAGGAATAGAAACACTTTCTAATATACGTAATGCAAGGTTGGTTGGTTGTGACACAAGTGACACAAATAGGGGTGCAACAATAAAAGGTAGTGATTTAGCCAATAGTGTACGTTCGGCTAAAGTGGTTGGGATATTAGGGGCTAACGATACCAGAAATGCCAAACTAACCGCACAGGACACCGCACAGGACACCAGAACAGCTAAAATAACAGGTAAGGACACCGCCCAAGATACACGCCCAGCCAAGTTAACTGGTGGCAACACAGGAACATCAAGCCGTAGTGCATTAATAGTTGGTAAGGGTAGCTGGTACGCAGGACAGCATAAAGGTTGGTATAACCGTGATAATAAAACCATAGGCGTAAAGCAAGACGAAAAGTGGTACAAGCATTTAGATGTTTAATGTGTGAAAGGTAGGTGATATAATTAACATATATGACTAAAAGGCAATATGTAACGGAAGACGAAATAGAACAGTTTTCCAACATACAAGTAACTGATGCTAAAGAGGCAGAAGACCAAATGTCCCACGCAGAGGAAATGGTTGACGCCTACGTTGGTTTCCAAGTGAAGCACGTAGACGATGTTTATTCTGGTCTTGCAACATCGGGTGGCAGTAATTATTTAATTGATACGTCAAGTGATTCACCATTAAAGGTGCATTTTGACGACTATTTTACTTATTGTCAGGTAGAAATAATTGGCGGTACAGGTAGCGGACAAACCCGTAACATAGTATCGTCAAGTAAATCATCTAACAAAATAACTGTAAGCCCTGATTGGACTACAAATCCAGACAACACATCTTTTTATGTAATCAAGCAACTTGGAAAGTTCCCACGTGATGAGGACGCTTTTTTAAGTGGTGATAGTAAATGGTACAAAAGCATACCGGAAGCGGTAACACGTGCAACGTTAGCACAAGTTGAGTATATAATTGAGAAAGGAAACGACTACTTTGCAGGTGCGGTAGACTACGATTCCGAGCAATTAGAGGGATACAGTTATAAAGTTAAAAGCGGTAGAAACCGCTTCATATCCCCAAATGCTCGTAACCTACTGAAAGGCATCTACAATAAAAAGGGTCGTATTGAGCTATAAAACATTTACTTAAACACATAATTAAGGTTTATGGAACTGTAACTCGTAATGAATATAACGAGGAATCTTTTAGTGGTGGAAATGATTATTACGGCAGATTTCAACTAAAAAACAAATTATTTACCAACGAAAAAGGCGAAGACATTATGGCTGACGCACTAATTTATATGGATAAAGAAACCGAAGGGTTGACGGTTGGTACAAAGGTTACCTATGACGGACAGGATTACAGGGTTATTGCGTTAAAAGAAGCGTTGGACGATATTTCAAAAGTTCATCACTATGAGGTGTGGGTACAAAGGTGGGAAGCATAATGTTGTTTACTGACTTACTAAAACAACTAAATAAAAGGATAGATCCAGCAAAGCAAAAAGCTGAAAAGATGGCTGGAGATGAAATATTGCGTCTATCAAATATAGAAGTGCCTTTTGATAAAGGTACTTTGGCTAACTCTGGTAGGGTAGATACATTTACTGATCACGTTGAGGTTGGTTATCACACAAAATATGCTCACCGATTGCACGAACACCCGGAATACAATTTTAAGAATGGTAGGAAAGGTAAATACTTAGAAGATCCTATAAAACATAATTTAAGCCGACTAGAAAAGTTGGTTGGAAAAACGCTTAGTGCAGAGGTAATAAGGTGATTATAAACGATATATATACATACATAGGACAGGAAACTAGCTTAACAGCCGGTACTGATTTGTTTAAGTCAAGACAGACGGAAAGTCCCAATAATCAGGTGGTTATTTATGATACAGGAGGATTAGAACCGGACAGATACTTGCCAACAGCAGATCCAACTTTTCAAATATTAGTAAGAAACACAAGTTACTCTGCTGGGCAAAGCATAGTAGATGAAATAGTAGAGGCATTGCACCAAAAAGAAAACATTGAACTTGTAACTGGTGGTACATATTTTTATTACATATTTTTGTTTAATGAACCAGCCCACATAGGACGTGACGACAAGGGCAGGCACGAGTTTAGTATTAATTTTGTTTGTAAGATAAGAAGATGAGATATATAAATGAAAAACCTTATAGAGAGTTTAGATGTAGCAAGTGTCGTAACTTGTTGGCTATGGAATATATCTATGCGGGGAGATTGGAAATAAAATGCCCTAAATGTAACGAAGTGAATATAATTAATTTTAAGACAACCAAAAATGAGTTAGTAAAAGTATTAAGTTCTAATTTGAAAGGCGGTGAAAATAAATGAGTGACATATCTAATGTAAAAATGGGTGTCTGTGCAGTAACATTTGGTAACGTGCCTCTAGGTCATACTAAAGGTGGGGTTACCGTGACTTACGAACCGGATATCCACGATATAACCGTAGACCAATACGGAAGCACACCAGCAGAAAAAGTATTAATTGGGCAAAAGTTAAGAGCTACAGTACCTTTAGCTGAATCTTCAATAGCTAACTTGGCTATTGCAATACCAGCAGGGGAAAATTCGGCTTCATCTATTAAGATAGGTGGTGACGTTGGTTTAAGGTTATCAGATGCAGCAGAAACACTTGTATTACACCCAGTAGCAAACGATGATGATGACTTGTCGGAAGATGTAGTTATCTATAAGGCAGTAGTAGTAAACAGTATTCAAATACCTTTTAAGGTTGATGAGGAAAGAGTTGTTGAGTTGGAATTTGAAGGAATAATTGACGAAACAAGACTTGATGGCGATATGCTTGGGTTAATAGGTGATTCTAGTGCTTAAAAATAGACATTAGAAACAGGCACAATGTTCGTCTATGATAGTAAAAATTGACAACAAAGAATATAAGATAGAAAAGTTAGCATTGGGTAGATATGCAGAGTTGTTAGAAGCTTTAGATAAGATACCTGCACAAATAGAAGCTATGGGTACTATATCTGAAAAGAATATGATACAAGCACTGCCTAAAATGCTAAAAGAAGCATTACCGGAATTATTAGAAATTGTATCTTTAGGTTCTGGTATACCAAAGGAAACTATGGAAAAAGAGTTCGGGATAAATGATTTTGCCAAAGTAGTAAAAGCTATTTTTGAAGTAAATGAGTTTAATGAGTTGGGAAAATTGTTGGGGGCGATAAAGAAAGGAGAGAAAGTAGCCCCAACAACAAACAATGGCTTGAAAAAATAATAGCAGAACTTGGTTATATGTATGGTTGGTCACCTAAACAAGTAAAGGAGCAGGTCTACCCTAAAGATGTAGAGGTTTACTTGCGGGTGGGCAGATATAAAAAGTTAGAAGAACAAATGATGAACTTAGTAATAGCTCACAACCCACACACAAAAGAGCCAAAAGCATTGTTTAAAGAACTACAGGCAGAACTAACCAAGTTACGTGGTATAGACAATTCGGAACTTGACCGAGAAGGTCTACAGAGGTTAAAACAGAAAATGTTTATGGATAGAAAGAAATATAAAAAATAATATGACATCTAAAAAGTTAATATCAGAAATGAGGATAGCAAAATGGCAACCGTAATGGGTGACATAGTAGCAATAGTAAAGGCTGATTCAACGCAGTTTAAGAGGGCGATGCGTGAATTAGACGATTCTGTTAGTGATGTTAATAACGGCTTATTAAGCTTAAAAAATGTCGCTATTGCTACTGCCGTTGCAGTAGCTACGGGTGTTTCCCTTATAGCAAAAGAATCTATCAAACAGGCTGACTTGTTTGAACAGTCACAGATAGCTTTTTCCACAATGTTAGGTTCGGCAGAAAAAGCCAACCAACTTTTAGCAGACTTAGCAGATTTCGCAAAAAACACACCATTTGGTTTGCAAGACATAGAGCAAAACGCAAAACAGTTGTTAGCAATGGGTTCTAGTTCGGAAGAAGTGTTAAAAGAGTTAAAAATGCTAGGCGATGTATCTGCTGGATTAAGTGTACCTTTGTGGAGACTATCACTTAACTTTGGACAAGTTAGAACACAAGGTAAACTAACGGGTAGAGAATTAAGAGACTTTAATGTAGCAGGTGTACCTCTAATAGATACGTTGGTTGAATTAGGTAATCAAGGTAAACTATCTGCAGGTGCTTTTGAGACGGTAGGTGCCACAAGTAGTAAAACTATTAAAAAGATAGATGATCTGTCATACTCAATAGAAAAACAAAGTAGGCGACTTGAAGAAATGAAAGAAAAGGGTAATGATAGTAGTGCTAGTTACAAAAACCTTGCTTCTGACATAGAAAGAAACAAAAAGAAACTAGAAGAATTAGGTCCGGTTACTTCTGGGTATACCCAAAAGATAGAATATTCAAGAGAAAAAATAATGGAGTTGGTTGAGGAAGGTAAAATAGGTTTTGAAGATGTTAGTAACGCTTTTGGTTTAATGACAGGTGAGGGCGGTAAGTTCTATGACCTAATGACAAAACAATCAGGAACATATAGTGGGCAAGTTGAAAAACTAAAAGAAGAAATAATATTACTACAAAGGGAAATTGGTGAAAAACTATTACCCTATGCAAAAGACTTTCTACAATTTGTGTCCGAAAAAGTAATCCCAACAGTTGAAATATTTGTAGATAAGTTATTAAACCTACGGGAATCATTAAAAAATGTAAAAGAATGGTTTGAAAAGAATTGGGCAGCTGCAGACTATTTGGCGATAATGCTCGGCACTACTTTATTATTTGCGGTTAGCAAATTAGTAATAGGACTTGGGACAGCTCTTGTAGGTGCTATTACTAGTGTTATTAGCTCTTTTGCAGCATTAGGTCTTTTACTTCTTCCGTGGTTTGCTGTAGGTGGTTTAATAGCATTACTATATACTTTCTTTGATTTTATATCAAGGAAAACAACAGGATTTACATTGCTTGAGCAACTTTTAGCAATGTTTGAGTTAATAAAAATAAAATTAAAAGAAGTTGTAGAATGGTTTGACAAAACAATAGATAAGATAAATATATTTAAGAAAAAGTCAGATGAGGTAGGTGGTGGAGGAGGCGGTGGTAGTTGGGGTGGTAAAGCATCTGGCGGACTTGTAGAGGCGGGTAGAAGTTACATAGTTGGTGAATTCGGCAGGGAACTATTTGTACCAAGCCAAAGCGGAAGAATAATACCTAACAACAGCTTGCCTGATAATATAAATAATAAATCAGTAGTACAAAATATAAATGTATATCCATCTGACGGACTTGACATTGATACCATAGTAG